CGTGCCATATTTTTACGTACCTGATAAACAATAATATATCATTTGACACAAAGTAACTAATCGTGTTATTATATAATATATTCCTACGAAGGGAGATGATGTCTATATTGAATATAAAAATTCCCTTTACAGACCGCACTTTTAATATATCTATCCCTAAATCCAATAATCCAATGAACGACAGTTATTATGACGGTTCATATGTAAATATATTTGATACCGATGGAAAAAAGAATTCTACTGAACAGTTAAAAGCATATCAAGGGTGGGTTGGCGATTGCGTTTCTTTAATAGCTGAACGGGTTGCTTCTATTCCACTTCGATTATATAGCCAAGATGGTGAGCTTATAGAAAAACATATCTTTTATGACCTACTGCAAAAATGGAATCCTTACACCACAAAATTTGAAGGCAAAGAATTACTACAAATATATCTCGACCTTACAGGCGAATGTTATATATATATGGTCCGCAATGGTTTAGGTATACCACAAGAATTATATTTTAGATCACCTGACAGAATAAAACCGATTATAAAAGATGGTATTATTGACCACTATATAGAAACCGATGGAATGAAGGAAACAAGATATGAAGCCAATGATATTCTGTTTTTTAAATATCCAAATCCTACAAGCCAATTTAGGGGTGCTTCCCCGGTACAAAGAAAAGCCTATGCCTACGACACCGACAAATACAACATGATTTATCAGTTGAATACATTCAAAAATGGCGTGCATCTCAAGCAGATATTAGAAGCAGAAAAGATGATGAACCCTGAACAGGTAGGCAAAATATTAACACAATTTAATCAAACCTATGGCGGGATAGAAAAATCTAACGGAGTTGGTGCTTTAATCGGTGGAATGAAACTAAAACCTGTTGGTGTATCTAATAAAGACATGGAATATATGTTACTCGCTGAATGGAACATGAGACAGCTTGCAAGCGCATATCATACACCACCGCAAAAATTATCACATCCCGAATCAACTAACCTGGCAAATATGACAGCACTTGATACGTCCTGGAATAGAGAGTGTATACTGCCAAGACTGACAAGACAGGAAGAAGTTATAAACACTTTCCTTCTGCCGATGTATAAAGATAATGGGTTATATTGCAAATATGACAATCCTGTTCCGGTAGATAATGACTTCAAACTAAAACAGCGTGAAAGCAATTTAAAGAATTATGTTATTAGTATAAACGAAGCGAGAGCAGACGACGGACTTGACCCTGCCGAATGGGGTAAATTACCACTTGCACCGTTTTCTATTGCACCTTTAGATGTTAATAAGGTGGTAGTTGAGCCGGAGCCAGAACCTGCGAAAGCTATTATGGCAAAAGAATATACCGAAGATTATAAGCGTAAATATTGGAATAACTTTATTAAACGAATCACACCACTTGAAAACGACTTTAAGCGAGCCATGATAAAATACTTTCAAGCACAGGAATTAGAAGTGTTGAGGGCATTAAGGAAAAATAAGAGTATTACTAAAGATGTTTCAGGTGCATTGAATGTACCGAAAAGCAAAAAGGAATTGGAAGCACTTGCTGAATTATCTATACCGAGAATTACCGAAATAGTAAAAATAAACGGTGCTGCTGCTTATGCCGAATTAGGTATCGAAGGTTCTTTTGATGTAACAAATCCCGAAGTTATAAAATTTATAAAAAAGAGAGCAGGGTTATTGATAAAATCAATAGGTGATACTACACTTGAAAAGCTGAAAAAGACTTTAGCGTCCGGCGTAGAAGCTGGTGAAAGCATACCTAAATTAGCAGATAGAATAAGCGGAGTGTTTAGTGACGCCAAAGGTTACAGGTCAACATTAATCGCAAGGACTGAAAATATTACAGCCTCAAATAGTGGGGCAAATTCGGCGTTTAAGCAGTCAGGTATAGTTAAAAAAAAGGAATGGCTGGCCACTATGGACGACAGGGTAAGGGACGAGCATGCTATGATGAACGGGGAAATTGTTGGGATAGATGAGGCTTTTTCTAATGGATTAATGTTCGGAAGTGAACCAAATTGCCGTTGTACAATTTTGCCGGTTATTTCTGAATAAAGAGGTAAATTATATGACATTTATATTTAATAATTTAAAATGGATTATATTAGCTTTGGTTATGATTTTACCTATATTAACAATGTTGGGGTTATCTATATTTTTGATTAAGAATTTAGATTTTCCAGAATATAGACCTCCATTAACGTTTGAGGAATTTAAAAAAAGAAATATTAACTAAATATAAGAAAGGTGGTGATAAAAATGCCAAAGAAATTAATAGTTAAACAATACGATAGCGAAACAAAAGCAGTAGAAAATGAGAGGTCATTGACCGTAACAATAACAACTAATGCAGTTGACCGTTCAGGTGATATAGTTGAGCCGAATGGTGTAAACATGAAGAATTTTAAAAAGAATCCTGTAGTGTTGATGTCTCATAATTATTCAGGTTTGCCTATTGGAAAAGCAAGTGACCTGAAGAAAACCGATAATGGTATTACTGCAAAAGTAACATTCCCGGAAGAAGGGACTTATCTATTAGCTGATACGGTTTATAATATGTATAAGCAAAAATTCATGCGAGCTTGGAGTATCGGGTTTATACCTACAAAATCAGAAGACATAAGGTCAGATGATGATGCAAAAGAATTTATGGGTTACCGTTTCCTAAAATCTGAACTACTTGAATTTTCCGCTTGTGCAGTCCCGGCAAACCCTGAAGCATTAACGAATATGGTAAGCAAAGGTATTGATGTTGGCTTGTTACAAGAAGAAGGGTTGATTGAGATTGTAGAAGGTAAGGATATTGAGAAAGTGAAAGAGCCGGAAGATGTTAAAATAACAGGAATATCAATGGCGAAAGTAGAAGAAAAAACAAGTGAATTTACAGTAGAAAGCACTAATGAGAAAGGTGAAGAAGTAAAAGAACAAATTAAAATAGAGAGTGGCGAAGGTGAAATATTTACCGAAGAAAAAATAGGGTATAGTTTAGACGAAATATACAATATGGTTAAAGAAAACAAAGCACTAAAAGAAAAAATAGCAACCCTCGAATTAAAAGCCGGAGCAGTATTGAACGCTAAAAATAAAAAGTATTTAGCTGATAGCTTAACAAATATTCAGGCGGTATTGGATTCCGCCGGAACTACCGAAGAAAGCATAAAAGATGTTGATGAGATTGATTATGATAAAGGAGATGATAACGTAATCGAAATAACACATGATACAGTAGATGATATATTGATAGATGAAACAAAAGCCGAACCAACCGTTATAGAATTGAACGAATTTGAAGTAGACGATGAAGAAATAAAGAATCTTGTTAACGAAAAATTAAATTATGCTTTAGGTAGAGTATCAAAATAAAAGAAAGGAAGTGATTTATAATGCCAAAAAAAATGACACAAGAAGAGTATGACAAAGATGTAAGAGATAAAGCAAAAGAAATGGCTGAAGAAATAGTTGATGAAAGAATAAAAAAAATGACCTCGATAGACATATCAACCAGACCAAAAGATGAAGCAAAAGCAAAAGATGAAGCACCTAAATTTAAAAGTTTCGGAGAGCAGTTGCAAGCAGTTGCAAAATTCGAGATTAAACATGAACTTGACCCAAGACTAAAAGCAGCAAGTGGACTAAATGAGGGCGTTGGTGCAGAAGGTGGATTTTTAGTTGAAGAAGAATTTACTAGCGGTCTTTTAATGGATGCTTATGAAACTGGTATACTCGCAAAAGATTGTTGGCAGATTCCAATGTCTAAACAATCTTTAAACATGAATTTAATTAACGAAACATCAAGAGCAGACGGAAGCAGACGAGGTGGAATATTAACTTACTGGGCTTCAGAAGCCGGGACCACTACAGCAACTAAACCAGATTTAAGACAACTCAAATTAAGTCTTAATAAACTTTTTGGTGTGTATTATGCAACTGATGAAATGTTAGAGGATGCAATGTCTTTAGGTGCTACAATGAAAAAATTATTCTCGGAAGATATTGGATTTAAGATTGATGACGGAATAATTAACGGAACTGGTGCTGGGCAGTTACTCGGTATCTTAAACGGTGCCGGATTAGTAACTCAGGCAAAAGAAACAGACCAGGCTGCTGCAACTGTTGAAGCCAAAAACATTATTAAGATGTGGAACAGGATGCCTGCTAAGAATAGAGCAAAGGCAAAATGGTATATTAACCAGGACGTTGAACCTCAATTAATGCAAATGTATGCTACTGCTGGATTGGGCGGAGTTCCTGTATGGATGCCACCGGGCGGATTAATCTCCTCTCCAAGTGGGCAATTATTAGGCAGACCTGTTGAACCTATCGAGCAATGTGCAGCACTCGGAACAGTCGGTGATATTATATTAGCCGATATGAGCCAATATGTATTAGGGCAAAAAGCTGGCGGAATTAAAGCTGCTGCTTCTATCCATGTACAATTTTTAACAGGTGAGCAGACCTTTAGATTTACTCTTAGATTAGATGGTCAGCCTTTAAAGAATAGTGCAGTAACAGCGTTTAAGGGTGGGACTACCAGAAGCCCTTACATCGCACTTGCAACAAGAGCATAAAAATAAAAAAACTTTTAGAAAGGAAGTGATTTATATGAACGTATTTAGTGAGAAGAATAAAATAGTAAATGCAGTAATACCGGTAGCCGATGCTTGGGCTGGTGATGTTCAAAGTGATGTTGTTAACTTAGAAAATTATAATAAATGTACTTTTATTATAGCAACAGGAGTTTCAGCCGCAAACACTGATGGAGTAGTAACTGTTCAGGCTGGTGTTTCTAATGCAGTTTGTGCTACCGATATCGTTTTTAAGTATAGAACACAAATAGCAGCAGTACCTCCTGCAGATGGTTCGGATATACCGAGTACTTTAACTGATGCAACTGTAACTGGATTTGCAATGACTGCAGCTAAAGGTGGCGGAGTATATATAATTGAAGTTAATGCAGCAGATGTAGCCGCAGGTATTGCAGGCGGAGACCATTGTTCTGTAACTGTAACAGAAGATACTGCTGGAGCGCAGACAGGTTGCATTATTGCAATATTAAGCGAACCCAGATACCCGCAGGCAATATTAGCAACAGCGATTGATTAGAAATTAAATAGAAGGAGTTTGTTATGTCTTTACAAATTAGGCTTTATAATGAGTGGCGAGGTTATAACCCAAATGAAGTAATAGAAGTAAACGAAAATGTTGGCAAGGCTTTAATTGAGCAAAACCTCGGCGAACTATATGTAAAGCCGAAGATTAAAAAAGTAAGCATAAAACAAATTGACAAAGCCCCCCGTGATAAGATGTTCCGGGGGGCAAAGAATAAAAGAATTAAATAAACTTTTGACCTTAACGGGTTGCCTCTAACGAGGCGAAAGGAGTAAATTATTATGAGTAAAACTTTAGCAAAATATAATTTTAAGAATAGCGGATTCCCAATGGTGTATGACAAATCTACCGCAGAATCTGTACTGGGAATGTTTCCGATAGTATTCGTTGAGGATTTTTTAGGTGCTGCTGGTGGCGGCCCATTTGACGGGACTATTAACTGGAATGTTGTTGACGTTGGCGATGCAACAGAAGCAATAGTCGCTGATAGTGCTAACGGGCAATTCCTTTTACATCTTGCAGCTACCAATGAAGCAGAAGATGCAGTCTTATATATGAATGACAACAAGACTTTTGATGTTGGTTCTGGACTGATATTTGAATGTAGATTAAACATGGCAGTTGTGCCGGGGACTGGTGTAACAGCAGTATTTGGAATGGCAGGTGATCATAACCTTGATAAAGATGCTCTTACAGAATCTGCTTGGTTCAGACTACAAGCAAGTGCCGTATTATTAACCGAATCAGATGACACAACTAATAATAATGATGACAAAGCTACAGGAATAACATTAGTTGCCGGAACATATAATATCTTTAGAATTGACTTCACTACCTTAACTGACGTTAAATTTTATGTTGATGGCGTAAGAGTATCTGCTGCAACTACTTTTGATATGTCAAATCTATCCGCATCAGAACAGCAAATGCAACCATACTTTAGTTTAGACAAAGCTGCTGTTGTTGGTTTAGGTGATTTGAATATTGACTATGTGAAGATATTCCAGGATAGAAGTTAAAATTAAAAACCTTGCCGGGTGTATAAGTTATACCAGGCATAATTAGGGGAAGCCCGGGATAGAAATTGAGGCCGGGTTAGTGGTAACTTTGAGTAAGGGTTGGTTTGCCACAAAATTAAAAAGTAGGTGACAAAATGATTGTATCTTTAACTGATATATTAAACTACATGAATATCGGAGTCGGCTATTTTTCCGTAGACGCCGCACATGACACATTGGTTTTAACTTATGATGGCGGGTCAGCTACTAATGTTGGAGTAGATGATGGAACGTATTCAGGTACTGAATTGGCTGGACATTTGCAGACTAAAATAGATACAGCTTTTGCAATAACCTCTACTGTTACCTATTCAACTACTACTAAGAAATTTACTATAACTGTTGGTGCAGGGAAAACAATCGCCTATACAAACGTGGGTAGTGATGCAGGGTTATTATTTGGTTTCAATGCTGACCATGCAGCAGCCCAAACAATAACATCTAATTTGGCAGCTTCTGACCCTTCAGAAATGGTTGAAGTAATTCATAATTCAGTCGAGGATTGGGTGGAAAATTATTGTAATAGAAAATTTGAGGCGGCTTTATATGTCAAAGAAAGATATTCGGGTGACCGTCAGGAATATTTATATTTTAAACAATATCCGGTATTGGCAGTTAATCTTGATGACCTTGTCTGGGATAGTACAGGTAGAACATTGACCAGAGCTGATGGTGGCAGTTTTGTAGATGACGGATTTACAGCAGCCGATAAAGTACTTGTTCAAAATTCAGATAGTAATAGCGGACTTCTTACAATAGCGACCGGTGGAGTTGCCGCTTTAGTCCTGACTTTTGATGATACGATTACAGCAGATACAGATGACGATAATGTTATATTATCCCATGTCCGGGAATTATGGGTTAATGATTCAAAAATAGATGAAGATTATTATGAAGTAGAAAAAGATCACATCTATTATCCGGGGGGATTAGCAGAGGGTCACAAAAATGTTAGGGTAACTTATTATGCAGGTTACAGCTCAAGTAATATGCCGAAAGATTTAAAACTTGCGATTAAAATTATCGTTGCTTATATGTACGAGAAAAGGGATAGCGAAACTTTTGGAATGGGGAGTTATAAGGTGGGAGATATACAGGTTGCTTCAGAGGGTGGAGTTTTGAAACCTTCTATAATACCAAAAGAGGCGAAAGATATTTTAGAGAAATATGTTAATTGGGAGATAGTATGAAAATAGTAAATATCGATAAAGATAAATTAAAAGAATTATATATAGATAAAAAATTATCTTCTATTAAATGTGCTTATATTTTAAATTGTTGTATAGCAACTGTTATAAAAAGATTAAGAATATATAATATACCAGTCAGAAGTATCAGTGAAGCAAATAAAGGAAATGTTGGTTATTGGACAGGTAAACATCTTTCCAAGGAACATATTAAGAATAGTAGTGAAGGACTTAAAGGGAGAGTAGTTTGGAATAAAGGATTTAAAGGTTGTCAAACTCATTCAGAAGAAACAAAAAGAAAAATGAGTAAATCATTAAATACTTGGTATAAAAATAATTCAGAAGAAATGAAAAGAGAGAGAATTAGAGGAATAATAAATCCTTCAATTAAAACCAGAAAGAAATTAAGCGAAGCAAAAACAGGAGAAAGAAGCTCTCAATGGAAAGGTGGGATATCTCCTTTAAATTATGAAATAAGACAGAGTAATGAATATAATGAATGGAGAAATAATGTATATCAAAGGGATTATTGGCATTGTCAAATATGTGGTAAACATTGTGGTAATAAAGATATAATTGCACATCATATAAAATCTTTTTCTGAATATCCTAATTTAAGATTTAAAATAAGTAATGGAATAACTTTGTGTAGGAATTGCCATGCTAAAATACACCATCATAATGGTAGTTTTGTTTCAAAAGGGGAATTAGCAATATGCCTATAGGAAGAAAAACGACACTTGAATTAAGAAGAAAAACAGAAGTTTCGGATGGTATGGGGGGAATAACAACTTCGTGGGCAGGGTTACGGAAAATAAAAGGTGTTCTCTCTACGATTACTGGGGACGAAAGACTTTCATCTGACAAACTTACGGTAATTGCTGATTTCAATTTCTATATAGATTTTCCTATAGGCTTAACTATCACAGCAAAAGATATATTTATAAAGGGAACAACAACATATAAGATTATCTATATAAA